ATCTAAGATGTTAGGATATACCCCACGTTCAGCGATGTGCGCTAAGGCTATCGTTACAGTTAATGTCAGCACAGGGACAAGTTCACCATCGGCAGTTTCTATTCCAGCTTATCAAGAATTTACAACTACTATTGATGGTAAACAATACACCTTCTATAACACTGGTTCTGCTACCGCAACTATCTCTGATGGTGGTTACACATTTCCCGATCTAGAGATCACAGAAGGTAAACCACTAAACTATAAGTACACAGTTTCTGATGGTATGCGTTATATTATCCCTAACGCTAATGTTGATATTAGAACTTTGAAGATTAGAGTTCAAGAAAATGCTTCTTCGTCTGTTTATGAGACTTGGAGTAATATGGACTCTATCGTAAACGCAACTTCTGTTACTAAAGCATTTTGGGTTAAAGAGATCGATGATGGACTTTATGAAGTTAACTTTGGTGATGGAAATATCGGTCGTGCATTATCCACTGGTAATGTAGTCCATATGGACTATTTTGTTTCTAGCCTAGAAGCAGCAAATGGAGCACGTTCATTCTCTTATAATGGTGCAACTATTCTAGGTGGAGCTCAAGTCAGCGTCACAACTACTGGTATTGCATCTAATGGTGCTGATAAAGAGTCTAATGATTCTATTCGTTTCAATGCTCCGAAATTCTATGCTGCCCAAAACCGCTGTGTTACGCCAGACGATTATAAAGCTCTAATCTACGCTAACGTACCAGAGGCTAAGTCCGTTTCTGTTTGGGGTGGTGAAGATAACAACCCTCCAGTTTACGGTAAGACATTCATCTGCATCAAACCACGTGATGCTACTAAACTAACTACTGTGCAGAAGGCTGCTATTAGTTCTTCTATTTTAAGCAATCGTAACGTGGTTTCAGTTATTCCAGAATTGGTCGATCCAGAATATATCAACATCGCTCTAAACATCGCTGTTTATTACAATGAACAAGAGACTACTAAGACCGCAGCAGAGATCGCTACATTAGTTCGCCAGACTGTTGTTGCTTATAATGACTCTGATCTGCAATCATTTGATGGTGTTTTCCGTTTCTCTAAGTTAAGTAAACTTATTGATGAGACTGACCCAGCTATTGTGAATAACATTATGACAGTTCTTCTTCGTCGTAAGATGACACCTCGTTATAATGTATCTGCGCAATATCTGTTAAATATGATTAACCCGATTTATTATTCTGGTGTTGCAGAAGAGTCATTTACTTCTACAGGTTTCTATATCGCTGGATCTGATCAGATCCACTATCTAGACGATGATGGTGTTCGATATGTTCGTTTATACCGTCTTGGTACTAATGCATCAAAGATTGTCGTTAATGATCAAATTGGCACTATTGATTACGCTAAGGGTATCGTAGATATTAAGAACTTGAACATCACTGCTTTAGCGGATGTTGACTTTGAACTTTCTATCGCTCCGCAATCTAACGACGTTGTTTCTGCTTTGACCCAAATTGCAGAAATCGCCCTAGACCACATGTACATTACTGCTATTGCTGATAAGACAGCATCTGGTGACCTACGTGGTGGATACAATTATCAGTTTACTTCTAGTCGCTCATAATGCTCACAAAGCCAAAGTTATCATCTCTGGTAGCGTCACAGCTACCTGAATTCGTAAGGGCAGATTACCCTACGTTTGTAGCATTCCTACAAGCGTATTACGACTTTCTAGAATCAACACAACAGGACTTAACAGATCTTAGAGATCTGGATAAGACTTTAGATTCTTTTATCCGCTATTTCAAAGATGAGCTGGCTTCTAAGTTACCGTATACTGCAGTAGAACCTCGCTTCTTGATGGAACACATCAAGGAACATTATGGAGCTAAAGGTTCTGAGGCTTCATTTAAGCTATTATTCCGCATCTTGTTTAGCAAAGATGTTACAGTTGAATATCCAGCTAAACAGATGCTTCGTGCTTCTGATGGTAAGTGGAATCAAGACGTTTCTGTCTTTATTAAGATTCTTACAGGACACCCGAATGATCCTATCGGTAAGTTGGTTGATGTTGTTACACCTAACCGAATCATTCGTGTTCTAGTTGATAGACGCCAGTATGTTGAGATTGAAGTAGATCGTGTAGTTAAAATTTCTGATAATGTATACGAATATTATATTGATCGCCGTTTCTTTGGTGATATTTCTGTTGGTGATCGACTACGCTATCGTGATGATGTTAATGGTATTTACTTTACTGGTGAAATTCTAGCAACAACATCTAAACTAGAGATTCAAAAACCTGGATCTGGTTTCAAGATCGGCGACTTATATAACATTAAGAACTTTGATGGATATGGATCCATCATGAAGATTTCTCGTGTCGATTCCAATGGTGGTATTGCACAAGCGCAATTCATTAAGTATGGTGTTGGTTACACGACTGACTTCACCACAACAATTTCTGCTAAATCTGGACAAGACGTTTCAGGTACTGCTGGTACTGTCATTCAACGCATCGATACTGTTCAGCCTGGAGGACATATCCTTTCTACGCTAAACATTAGCGAGAAACTTGATGGTTTTGCAGAATCTGGAACAATCAACACTGCAGACTATAACCAAGCAGGTGTAGGAGAGACTGGAGGTCCAGCGCTTGATGGCACCTTTGCTGGTATTGTTATGCGTGAATTTGGTATCTCTAGTGTAGACGCAACTGTCACAGATAATGACCCAGCCATTATTAAATGTTCTCTTGGTCCGCTTGCAAAATATCCAGGTTACTATGTTAATAACGATGGCTTCTTAGATGATGCTATTTTTATCCAAGACAGTCGTTATTACCAAGCATACTCTTATGTTATTAAGATTGATGAGGCTTTAGACTCATACAAGACTGCAGTTAAGAACTTGATTCACCCAGCTGGTATGGCCATCTTCGGTGAGTATGATATTCGCAATGAGTTCGACGTTAGCCAGACCCTAGAATCATTAGTTAAGATTTTGGCGGTCACTGTTCCAGACGAAGTAACAGCAGAAACATTAACTGAAATTAAAGATTTTGGTAAGTATTTTGATGATCAGACTGCAAACCACGATGGCGCAGTAGAAGGTCACTATGTGACCATGAGAGAATTAGGATTGACTCTGGATGGTGATAGAACAATGCCTTATCTGACATTGTCTAAACCAATTGATGGGACTAACCTAAATTATGATGGGGATATTGAATCTCAATCTATTTCTCTTGCTGATGGTGGAGATGTAACTGACGATACTAGAACGATGCCGTTCTTTGATACAGTTAAGACTCTATCTGTCAATCACTATATCAATGATGGAACCACAGTAGATTCTGAATCTGTGTTTATGTTAGATGTTGATGGAGTGAATTTTGATAGAACAAATCCAGCATTCGACCAAACAAAACTTCTAAATTCAACTCATCTAAATTACGACTTAGCTTATGATAATGAGACCACTACAATGGTCGAACAAGCTATTGGATATGCAGGTGGTGGAACTAGAACTGGTGCAGATAATATTGATTTTAGTAAGTCATTAGAAGCAAACCATTATCTAAACAATAATAATGATCAGGATCCTGAGTGGGTTGTTATGTCAGACACTGACGCAGCCGACGCTACAGACCTAAATAGAACGACACCAGCATTCGTTTACACAACCACTATCGATCCATCATACTATAGCGGAAACGATGATGCTGCAGCCACAGATTCAGGTGGTCTTATCGATATTAACCCATATGGAGAAGCTGGCTTCTTCTTGAATGATGGTGGTTTATACGTAGGTAACGCTGTCGAATTCACTGGTTAACCCAATTACTCATAGGAGAATTTTATGGAATTTCAACAAAACGAAGACTTACAAGCAACTGGACAAGTTCTTATCCAACTTTTGGACGCTGCTGGTAATGTCAAAGAAGAACACAAGGTTAAAAACCTAGTTGTTTCTGCAGGTAAGACTTATATCGCTGCTCGTATGCAGGGTTCAGCTATCCCAACAGTTATGGGATATATGGCTATTGGTACTGGCACTGCAACTCCAGCTGTAGGTAACACTACACTAGGCGTTGAAGCTGGTCGTGTAGCTTTGGCTTCTTTCTCATCTTCATCTAACCAAGTTACTGCTACTGCTACTTTCCCAGCTGGTACAGGTACTGGTGCTATTACTGAAGCTGGTATTTTCAATGCTGCTTCTTCTGGTACAATGTTATGCCGTACAACTTTCCCAGTTGTTAACAAGGCTGCTGGCGACTCTATCGCTATCACTTGGGTTGTTACAGTAAGCTAATCTTTAGGTAAATTCAATGAGCTCATCTTCTTTACTGAAGTCTCCTCTACATAACTCTATTGCAGAGGCTCTGTATGATGAGATCCAGAACCGAAATGCACGTTACTACTATTTCTTAGGAAAGACTGTTAGTTGGACGGATGATACAACTCCTCCTTATCCAATCGACAGTTTTGATTATGAGTTACAAACACGTAACGAAATGATCACTCTCAAAGAAATTAAGAGTACAGACGTGTCATTCGTCATTTCACGTGTAGACTGGGTAACTGGTCAGATCTGGGATATGTACGACGATCAGTATAGTGATGAAGTTCAAGGTATTAACCTAATTTCAGGTGGATATGGTTATTCAGATCCACCTACAGTTTCTATTATTGGTGGTGGTGGCACTGGTGCTATTGCTGTTCCAACTATCCAAGACGGTGTTATTATTTCCATCGATATGGTTTCCCGTGGTAGAGGTTACACTTCTGTCCCTACAGTAGAAATTACTGGTGGTGGTGGCGAAGGGGCATCTGCGACTGCCTCTGTTGCCATAGCATACTCTGGTGTCCAGAGACTAGAGGACATTAACTGTGTTGTTATGACTGACGAGTATAACGTCTATAAGTGTCTCGATAACAATAACAATGCAATCTCTACGTATAAACCAATCGGTACTGTTGTAGATCCAGTTATCATGCCAGACGGATATATGTGGAAATACTTGTATAGTATTCCAATCGCTCTGCGCAACAAATTCTTGACAGACGTTTATATGCCTGTCGTTAACTCTATCCGTTCGCAGTTTTACTCTAACGGAGAGATTCTCAATGTTGTCCTAGAAAATATGGGCAAAGATTACACGTTCGCCTCTATTTCTGTAGCTGGCGATGGATATCGTGAGTCTGACCCTCTATTATTACAGAACGTGCAAATTTCTGCACCTGGAACTGGTTACACTTCTGGAGCAACAGTCACTATTGACCCACCATTCGCTGGCGCTAACTCTTGGACAGCAGACGTAGGTATTCTACTTGGTCAAAAAGTAGAACACGAAAATAACATCTATGAAGCTACTGTATCTGGTACACTAGCGTCTCCAGCACCATCACATAAGTCTGGTGTAGTTGCAAACGGTACAGCTTCATTAAAGTATATCGGAACACGTGTCACTGGATCTGTTAATATAACAGCTGGGGCTGTCACTGGTATAACTCTAAATGGTTCTATCTTAGAAATTAACATCACGAACCCTGGATCTGGTTATACATCTGCTCCAGAAGTCACATTAACTGGTGGTGGTGGATCTGGTTTCGTAGGTGCTGCTGTGATGAGCGGTACTGGTGTACAACGAGTTTACGTTTCCGATGCTGGTGATGAATATACTTCTATTCCACTAGCAAAATTTGGTACTGAGTGGGAGGCTTCTACAACATACACTGTTGGAACTCAAGTGTTCTACTCTAGTCGCTTGTATACAGTTACTGTTGCAGGTACTACAGATTCTGTTGCGCCAACACACACTTCTGGTTCTGTTACAGATGGAACAGCCACCCTAACATACGTTGGTTCTCCAGCAACAGGTACTGTCGTGCTTAAGTACGGATCTGGGTACTCTTCATTACCAAACGTACAAATTTCTCCAGTCTCTGGTGGTGCTGGTGCCACAGGTTATTTTGTTGGTGTTAAATCAGAAGCTAAGTTAATTCCTCTGGTTGTAGATGGGCAAATTATTGGTGTTCAGATTGACACTGGTGGTGTTGGTTATACGTATGCAAACTTGACTGTACAGGGTGATGGAACAGACGCTAAGGTTACAGCTGACTTGAGTCCAGGTGATATTAATACGATGCAGGCTAACACTGAGTTGTTAACACCAGATGGACGTATTATGGCATACCAAGTTGTTTCTGGTGGCTTTGGATATGGGACAAACCCAACAATTACTATTGATGGCGACGGTGTAGGTGCAGAAGCCCATGCTATCGTTGAATCTGGTTCTATCAAGAAAATTATAGTTGATGTCTATGGAACTGGCTATCGTTGGGCAAACGTAACTATCTCTGGTGGTGGTTACGGCGCAAAGGCTCGTGCTGTTCGTGCTCCGTATGGCGGTCACGGTAAAGATCCAATCACAGGTATGTTTGCTAGAACACTTATGTTCTATACTAACATCTCTAAAGACACCAATCAAGGTTTCAACGTAAACAACGACTTCCGTCAATTGGGTATTATCAAAAACCCACGTCAATTCGGACAGTACGGTAACTTGAAGAGTGCTATTGCTTCTGCGTGTTATGTTGTAACTGGTTTTGTAGACACTGGCGCTATGAAACAGGACATGCTACTAACAGTTGGTGATAATGCTCGTCGTTTCCGTATCGTATCATTGACTACTACTGGTATGCTACTGCAATCTTTAGATAACTATACACCAGTTGTTGGCACGGTTTTCGTTAATCCTGATGGTGTAACATTCACCGCATCTGGTGTAACAGCACCTACAGCTGATAAGTATTCTGGTCATATCTTGTTTATTGATAATAAGCAAGCATTCACGCCAACAGCTGATCAAACAGTCACATTAAGAACTGTTGTAAAATTCTAATAAATAAAGAATAACATTTTAAGAAGAGTAAAAGAATGATCGATTTCAATACCGAACCGTATAATGATGATTACGACGAGAACAAGAAGTTCTACCGTATTCTGTATCGCCCATCGTTTGCTGTTCAGGCTCGTGAACTTACTCAGATGCAAACGCTTCTGCAGAAGCAGATTTCTCGTCACGGCGATGCTGTGTTCAAACAGGGTGCGATGGTTATCCCTGGACAAGCATCTATTGAATCTGTAACACAGCCTGGAAAGGGTGCAGACTTCGTTAAACTGCAATCAAGTTACAACGGTGTTGCTGTTCAGACATTCGTTGCAGCACTAAAGGGTATGACTATTGTTGGTTCTTCTGGTGTCACAGCTCAAGTGATCATAGCGCAAGACGCTGAAAACACAGACCCAACTACATTGTACATTCGTTATACTACAACTGGTTCTGATAATGTAACTCAGACTTTCTCCGATTCTGAGGTTATCACAACTCTCGATGGAACATATTCTTTCCAAGCTGCTGCATCTGATGCTGTTGGTAAAGGTTCTATCGCTACAATTCAACGTGGTGTTTATTATGTTAATAACCACTTTTGCTTAGTTGAAGAACAAGCAATCGTTCTGGACAAATATACAAATACTCCATCTTACCGTGTTGGTCTAACTGTAACTGAATCCATCGTAACTCCAGAAGAAGACGAGACTTTACTAGATAACGCACAGAATAGCTACAACTTTGCTGCTCCAGGCGCTCATCGCTACTACATCGATCTAACTTTATCTAAGTTACCTGTTGATTCTACATCTGACCAAAACTTTATTGAATTGATTCGTGTTGTAGAAGGACGCATCAAGACTATCGTTGACACAACTGCATACTCACTGTTAGGTGATGAATTGGCTCGTCGAACATATGACGAATCTGGTGATTATACTGTTCGTGAGTTTGCTATCGATATTCGTGAACATCGTAATAATGAGCGTGGTGAGTGGACTCAGAACACATCTTATCTTACTGGTGATATCGTTACTAGTGGTGGTAATACTTACGTAGCCAAAGTAACTGGCACTTCTGTTACTACTGCTCCAGTGCATACTTCTGGTACTGCATATGACGGTCCAGGTTCTACTGGTATTAAGTGGGAATATAATCAAGCACCACAATACAATCGTGGTATCTATAAAGACGGCGATGAGTCTAAACTAGCGATTGGTTTAGAACCAGGAAAAGCGTATGTTCGTGGTTATGAGATTCAAAAAGATTCTACAACATACGTAGCAGTAGATAAAGCACGTGATTACAGCCAAGCGCTGAACAGTATTATCCAACCTACTGTTGGTAACTATGTTCTTGTTACGAATGTAAACAACTTACCTCCTATTGATACTGGTGAAATTATCTCTCTAAGAGATCAAGTCACTGCATCTTCAGTTGGTACTGCAGCTGGTGCCCAGATTGGTACTGCACGTGTTCGTTTTATGGAATGGCACTCTGGTGCATTGTATGGCGCTACTGCTGTTTATAAACTAGGTTTGTTTGATATTCAAATGACTAACGGTAACGACTTCAATCGTAAAGTGAAGTCATTCTATTATGGTGTTTCTAGCGATTCTAACCTAAGTTTCAGTTCTGATATTAGTCCAGTTGCAACTCAATTGATTGGTTCTGTCAGCGCTGCAAGTACTAACTTGACTGGTGTTGGTACATCATTCCAAACAGACTTGGTTTCTGGTGATTACATCATCGTTGATGGTACTATGATTCGTATCACTGGCACTCCGTCATCTCAGAATGCTGTAACAATTCCAACAAACTCTTTCACTGGTAAGGCTTATTCTCTTGCCACTACACAGATCCTAGAAGCAAACAATTCTAGCTTGGTATTCTCTCTACCAAACTATGCTATCCGTTCTGTTCGTGGTGCTGGTACTTCTGGTGTTAATAACACAACTTACGTTTGCTACCAAAAATTCACACAGACTGCTTCTGGTGTCACTGTGAACTTGTCTACATCTGGTACATTCGCTTCTGCGTCTGGATCTACAAACTATATCGTAGTTGACAACGATGCTACTTCTGGTGGTGCGATTATTAACCCAGTTTCTATTGTTCCAGTTGGTTCTACTTGTACTATTACTGTTCCAGCTGGACAGTCTGGTCACTCTATTACAGTTATTGCAGCTGTTATCCGTAATGGTTCTGGTTACGAAAAGACTAAGACTCTTACAACTGTCACTGAAACATTTACTACTGCAGCTACCGCTCAAGCAGAAACTGTATACCTAGACAAAGCTGACGTATTCCGTATCGTTTCTATCAAGATGGCTCCATCTGCTGCATTTGGTACATCTCCAGCCTCTAGCGCATACACCCAAGATATCTCTGATCGTTACGAGTTTGATAATGGACAGCGTAATACTCACTATGATTGGGGTAACTTAAAACTAATTCCATCTTTCACTGCTCCATCTAATCCAATACAAGTTGTATATGAATACTTCGAGCACGGTGTTGGTGATTACTTTGACATCAACTCTTATAGCAACGTAGATTACAATCAAGTACCAGCGGTTCTTCGTGACTCTTTAGACTTCCGCCCACGTGTTGCTAACAAGTCTGCTGGTTCTGCAAAGAACTTTATCTCTACTGGTGGTTCTATCACTGGTATTCCAAAGCGTGGTGAAAGCGTTTCTTCTGATTACAGCTATTACCTAGCACGTAAAGATAAGATTGCATTGGACTTCAATGGTAAGTTCTTTGATATCACTGGCGTTCCATCTACAAATCCAGGTGTGCCACAAGACCCAGCTTTAGGTATGGTTCTGTATACTCTAGAACTAGAACCATACACTTTCTCTACCGAGTCCATCCGCACAACTAAGATTGAGAACAAGCGTTACACGATGCGAGACATTGGTAAGCTAGAGTCTCGTATCAACAACCTTGAATACTACACTTCTCTTTCTCTTCTAGAGCAAGAAACTCAATCTATGAAGATTACCACTTCTGGTGGTTTAGATCGTATGAAGAATGGTTTCGTTGTCGATAACTTCAGTGGCAACAACATCGGTAACAGTAAGTCTAATGACTACTACTGCTCTATCGATATGGAAAATAATCAATTGCGACCATTGTATACTTCTTACAATGCAAACTTAATTGAGAAGAACTCTAACGACAGCCAACGTGCCTCTTCTAACTACCAGTTAAATGGTGATATTATCACTCTTCCAATTATCGATACTCCAGTATTGATCAAGCAAGATTATGCTTCTCGTTTGGAAAATATTAACCCATTCGCTATCTACACATTCTTGGGTAATGTGGAAATTAACCCACCATCTGACGACTGGTTTGAGACTGCTCGTATGCCAGATATCGTTCAGCAGGTAGAAGGTAACTACAACCTAATTAAAGATCTAGCGACTCGTTCTGGCATCATCGGTAATGGTGGTTTTGGAACAGTATGGGGTGCTTGGGAAACAGAATGGTTAGGTAAACCTTATTCTACTGGTGTTGAAAGATTCGAGGCAGATCGCCGTTCTGGTGATGGTGGCGCAGCGCTTGACGCTCAATTCGGACTTGGACCAGATGCTCCAGGCTGGGCACATCGTGTAGTTAAAGTAGAAAACTTTGCACAAGCAGTTGGTCAATCACGCACAGGTGTTAAGACGACTCTAGCAGTTAAGACTGACTATGAGACTGTAGCAGATCGTACTGTATCTACTGCTATTATCCCTTACATACGTTCTAGAAATATCCTAGTTCAGACTAAGGGTCTAAAGCCATCTACTCGATTCTATGCTTACTTCGATGATATTGATGTTAATGCTTATGTAACACCATCTACAAAGTTAGTATATACTGCTGGTTCTGGTACATTCGACATCAAGACAAACGTCGGTGGATCAGCATCAGAGACTAAACGTCGTATCAATGGTGACTCGCAAGTGTGTTTGAATCGTGGTGATGTTATCACTAACTCACTAAATACAGCTTCTGGTGTTGTTATTGGTAAATATGTAGATCCAGATACTGGCGCTCTCACTCTTGAATTAGCTAACGTAATTGGCACATTCTCTAACGGACAGACATTCTCTGGTTCTGTTTCTGGCGCTAGCGGTACTGTTGTTTCTATCACAACATCTACCACTCTAGTTACAAACAAGAACGGAGAGTTGAACTTCTTATTCACAATTCCAAACACAGAAGCTATCCACTTCCGTACTGGTTCTCGTGAACTAAAATTGATTGACGCAGACACTTCTACTGGTCAGTGGACTTCTCGTGGTCGTGGTATCTATCGTGCTGAAGGTATCTTAGAAACTAAACAATCTACAGTAAATGCTGTTCGTAATGCTGAGTTGGTTAAAGAAGTAGTTGGTCCAAATGATGATCCAGCTGCTCGCCAAACAATTTATCAAGGCGCAGGTAGCCGTATCGTTTCTGATACTGGTTGGTATGACCCACTTGCACAATCTTTCTTGGTTGAGCAAAAGGGTGGTGCATTCCTAACTAGCGTAGATATCTTCTTCGCTACTAAAGATGATCGCATTCCTGTTACATTAGAAATTCGTGAGATGGTTAACGGAACACCTGGAAAGAACGTGCTTGCGTTCAGCCGTGTTTCTCTAAATCCAGAGCAAGTAAACTTGTCTTCTACTGTAGTTTCATTGGATGGTGCTGAATATCCTACTTATGACACTCCGACTAAGTTTACGTTTACTACTCCAGTATACGTCCAAGACAATACTGAATATTGTTTCGTTCTTCAGTCTGATTCTAACAACTATAAGTGCTGGATTTCTAATGTAGGAGATCAAATCCCTGGAACTTCTGGAAGAACTATCTCCAAGCAACCTTATGCTGGCGTATTATTCAAGTCTCAGAACGCATCTACTTGGACTCCAGACCAGAACCAAGATATTAAGTTTACGATCTATCGTGCTAAGTTTGATACCAGCGTTGTTGGTAATATTAGCTTCGTAAACGATGTTGTTCCATTCGACAATATTGAAGTTGATCCATTCCAAGTTATCTCTGGTTCTACAACAGTTCGTGTATGGCATAATGATCATGGTATGTACTCTGGTTCTCGTGTAACTATCAAGGGTGTTGGTTCTGCTGTTAATGGTATTCCAGCTGCTGAGTTGAATGGTGACCACGTTATTGCTAACTGTGATGTTAATTGCTATACTATCACAGCTACTACTGCTGCTACATCTAGCGGTTATGGTGGCGGTTCTGCAGTGTATGCATCCCGTAACATTACATACGATTTGATTAACCCATCTATCCAGATGCAGACTTTCTCTGATACTAAGTCTAGCTTCTCTATCTTGACTTCTTCTGGCAAGTCTATTGATGGCACTCAGACCCCATATGTACAAGATACTGGTTATACACCTTGCTTGATTAAGCAGAATAACAAGTTCGGTACACCTCGTGTTATCGCTTCTGAGATCAACGAGAACGTGTTAATGGGTGGTAACAAGTCTGTAACATTCGCTGCACAGATCTCTACTACAAATGACTCTGTATCTCCAGTTATCGATACTGCTCGTACTAGCTTGGTTGCTATCTCTAACAAGATCAACAACCCTACAGAAGCGAACACCAACGTAGCTGCTCTAGACGTTAAGTCTATTATTACTGGTTCTACTGCTTGGTCTTTCACTACAACTGGTATTAGCTCTACAAATGCTACTATCCGTGGGGCTATGGCTGCAATCGGTATTGGTCGTTATGTGACTATCTCTGGAACTGCAACTACTGCAGGTAACTTGGGAACATGGCTGGTGACTGGATTCACAGATGATGGTACAACTGCCACTATCACTCTAGGCTCTGGATACGCTGGAACAGCTGAAACAGCTCTTTCTACAGTTACAGTTTCTATTCGTGAACTGTTCTTTGACAACATCACTCCAGAAGGCTCTTCTACTCTAGGTAAATATGTAACTGTTCCTACTAAGTTTGCTAACTCTTCAACTTATCTCCGTGTTCGTATTGCAGCTAATATCCCTTCTGAGTCTAATGTAGAGGTGTATTACAAGACTTGCGTTGGTGACACTAAGCAACTGGCGACGACTAAATATACAAAGATGAATCCAGATTCTGCGCTAGTTAAGGTAGAAAATGGTAATACTGCATTCTCAGACATCGACTTCACTCTGAGCGGATTGACTCCGTTCGATGGTTTAGTTGTTAAAATCGTTATGACTTCTTCAAACAGTTGCGCTGTGCCAATTGTAAAAGACTTGAGAATTATTGCTTGCCCATAATGACTGAATTTTTGAAGGTTTTAGGACATAATGGCTTAGTTAGAGATACCTCTAGCGGAGCCATTATAAATACAAATAAGACTGAGTATGATGAGTATATGGCTCGTGTGAGGGAAGCAGAAGAGCGTGAAAACGCTATTTCTCAACATACGATTGAGATAAATAATATAAAGAACGAATTGCAAGACATAAAATCGTTAATTCTTCAACTCTTGAACAAAGATTGAACTAAAGGAAATCAACAATGGCATCAGTTAGCGCTGCAACAATCACGACTCGTGCTGGTAAGGGAAGTCCCCTAACCAACGCTGAAGTCGATGCAAATTTTAATAACTTAAATACACAACTCCAATTAGCCCAAACCGCTGCTAGCTACACTGCTGCAGACGTTCTAGCTAAGTTGGTTACTGTCGATGGGTCTGGCTCTGGATTGGATGCCGACTTATTAGATGGTATGAACTCAGCCACAGCGAATACGGTAAGCACAATTGTTGCTCGTGATGCTTCTGGTAACTTCTCTGCTGGTACAATTACGGCTACATCTTTCTCTGGTACATTTAATGGTGTAGCAGGTATTACTTCTGGTACTATTACTGGTATCACTGACTTAGCTATTGCTGATGGTGGTACTGGCGCTTCTACTGCAGCTGGTGCTCGTACTGCTCTTGGTCTAGCGATCGGTACTGATGTACAAGCCTATGATGCTGAATTGGCTGCTCTCTCTGGTCTCACATCTGCTGCTGATCGTTTACCATACTTTACTGGTTCAGGTACCGCTGCTTTAGCAACATATACTGCATTCGCTAGATCTTTAGATGACGACGCTGATGCTGCTACTGCTCGTGGTACATTAGGTGTTCGTATCGGTACAGATGTTCAAGCATATTCAGCTCAACTAGCTGCTGTTTCTGGTATTGCAACTGGTATGGTTTCTCTTACTGGTGCTGGTACTGCTACAGGGCGTACTATTACTGCTGGTGCTGGTATCTCTGTTTCTAACGGCGATGGCGTTTCTGGTAATCCAACTATTTCTGCATCCGTTACATCCGTTCAAGGTAATACTGGTGCAGTTATCGTTTCTGTTCCTGTTACATCCGTTCAAGGATCTACTGGTGCAGTTATTGTTACTAACATCAGCGGTAACGCTGGTTATGCTACTAACGCAGGTTATGCAACTACCGCTGGCAGCGCAAACGCTGTTGCTTGGGGTAACGTCTCTAGTAAACCATATCTAGCCACAGGTTATGTTAACGGAGAACTTGGTGGTAGCCGTGACTCTGGTCGTCGTTATAACTGTGGTAATATTCAGTGTAACCAGATTGTCGGTCCATCTGGCACTGAAGTTTTTGACGCTGGTAGTGGTGTTCACCAAACTCGTTTTTACTATAGTATCCAGTACACATACAACTGTAACTGTGCTTGCAACTGCTAATCTAGGAACATAAGTATATGTTAAAAATTAAACCTTACACTACATATTCAAATCACTTTTTTCAATATGTTAAATATGAAAAAGAAGAATCTATTATTGAAGAAGGTGTAGAGGAAACCCCTGTTATTCCTTCTGAAATTAGTATTCAAAATTGGTTAGATGTATCTAATAACAAAATCATCTATAAAATTTCTTTGGATGATGAGACACCTCATGTTATTTTTAATTTAGTTATACCTTATAGTGTTATAACTAATAGCCCAAGATTCAACGACCAAACTTTCTGGACAGTTAGAGACAGTACTATGGCCAAAATTGCAAATTCTGCAGAGCCATACACAGTCACAGCTAATGACATTATTAACATCTATGATACTAGCTTCATAGATAAAGATGTTTATTTCAGCGCAAAAAATGAAACTATTTTATGTCCATTAAAGATTTTTGTTCCTTCTAAGTTGTCAACTATTAACGATTTGGTACTATTGACATATAATGCCAAAGAAGATAATATTGTAACTACAGTTGTAGGTCCAGCAGTAACTGAAACGAATGTTTCAGGTATTCAATCTGGTTCAAGAGTGCATACTCAGATTCAATCAACTATTACAGTAACTCCTTCTACTCAATCAACAGCTGCTGGTGACTCTATTAG